GCTAACATGGCAGAAGAAGAAGGCATACCTTATCGTATGTTTGAAAATAAAGATGAAGGTCAAAGAGATACAATTAGCGATAAAAAGTTTTTTAGCTTAATTAAAAGAAACAATCCACGTATGTTTGAATTTATACAAGAGAATATTAATCAAGCCATACGTGAAGGTGGACAACCAGTTGAAGAAAACTTTTTAAATATGCAACCCCAAGCGAAAGAGATTGAGGAATGAGTATAGGATTATCATTTGTAAGAGGACTAATCGGTGGGTTTCAAAAAAACATAGATAGAGAAAGAGAAGCTAGAGGTGCAGATGACAAACGAATAGCTGATCTAGAAAACTTTGTGTTTGAAGCTGCAACAGATCCTAAAAAAAGAGTTCCAAAAGAATTAGGTAGAATTATACAAGATGCTAAACGACAAGTATCTAATAGAGAACCTATTGATATTTTTGGAAGAGCAGGCGACAGACTAAATATTGATATGACTAACTTGCAACAAACAGTTGCTGAAGCTGATGACGATAAAAAGTTTCTTACGTTTGGTCAGTACAAAATGCCTATATCTTCTGAATATGGTAAAGGTAAATCTCCTGAAGCAGAATCAAAAATGGTATTAGATTCTATAAATAATTATACACTTAGTAAAACTCCCGCTGAAATTGCAAGAATGAAAGAATACTTTAAACAAAATCCAAGAATAGGAACTGATTTTATTGATAGATTAAAGTCCTCTTCTACAATATATGGTATGGGTTTGGTAACAACTGAAACAGGAGAGTTCATTGGTACACCTAAACCTTTTGCAGGTTATAGCGTTTTAAAACAAACATTTATTGACGGTCAGCAAGAAGAGTCTGATGATGAAAAACAGTATAAACTTGCAAAAGAATTTTATTCTAAAAACACAAAAAAAGATCCTCTTAAAATGAGAAACGCAGAAAAAAATGCAATTATTCTGCCTTTTCAAAGAAAAGAGGATGGCTCATTAACCTTCATACCTCTTAAGTTTAACGAAAAACAATCCTCTGATGCAAAGGTGTTAAAGAGCATATCTAGGCTTAATGGTTTTGATGATGATGTGGGTAGATTTGTTACTGCGTACAGGAGAGAAACTCAACTGGGTATACCTGAAGAAGGGGATTTCACAGAAGTCTCTATGAAAAACTTTCCTCAATATTTTCCTAGAATAAATCACGCTATACAATTATACAGAAGAGGTGCATGGAAAAAGGCAGAAAACATGACCACGAAAGAGGTTCAACAAACAATAGGATATCTTAACAATTCTTCTAATTTTCCTCAAGCAAGTCCTTTAGCTAAAATATCAGCGTTAGCCATGATTCAAAGTGTAGATGAAGCAGACTTGAATATTTATAAGTATAAGGACTTTGATATAATTGATTTTGACTTAAAAGATGTAAACAAAAGTAAAAACAATATATTTGCAAGATTTACTGGTGCTACTGTTGATGAATTTAATCTAAAGTACAAAGCTAACAAAGAGGTTGTCTCAAAATTAAATACCTATGTTGAAAACGCTATGAGAGAAAAAACAAGTCCGGGTGGTATTGCACAAGGATTGAAAAAGATTTTTGGGGGTTTTGTAGCACCTACAGGTCAAATTAGTCAATTAATGCAATTCATCGGTGGTAAAAATGAAAGATATAATGTTTCAGGTGGTGATTTAAAAAAGGGTACTACTTTTGAAACTCTACAAAAAGTGGTAGAAAAAGTTAAAAACGAAGGTGGTTTAGAATCAGAGCTAACTGGTATAAAAGAAAATGAATCCCTTATGATTGTGCTTGCTGCAAATATGGCAAGAGCATTAGATCCTGCAGGTAGATTATCTAACCAAGATTTTGAAGTACAATTAAGTAGATTAGGAAAGTCAGGACTTTTCGGAACTAAGATGGGTAGTCTTGCTTCATTACAAACCGTTGTAAAAGAGTTTTTAAATGAGTATAAAAGGATTGATGTATTTGCTACAATATTAAGTAACTCTGAGAGAGGATTCAATAGACCACAGCTACAGCTTTTAAAAGCCAATAAAAGATTTAATAGCATGACCGACAAGATACTGGGATTGACTGGAGAAACGAAGGGAAGTGGTGGTCTTACATTTGATGAAACTAAATCATTTGTATCTCAAACATTGGTAGGTCCTAACGGTGGAGCAGTAACTATAAAGTACGATTCAAATAACAATGAGTATTATTTTGAAGGTAATAAACGAATAGACGAAAAACAAATAGTTCCAAAAGGAACAGCAAAAGTTCTGCCACCTGAAGAAAACAATGAAGTGCCTAAAGTTAACAATGCTCAACAAGAATCATTTAGGATAAATTTAGGTGACATTATGGGGGGTAATAACTCTAAAGGTTTTCTACTAAGAGGAAGAAAAGGTAGATTTAAACAAAATCCAGATGGAACTTTTTCACCGATGAATTAAGGAATGTAAATGGCTGAATTACAATCACAAATAAATAACGAAGAAGACGAAAAAGAAAATCAACAAGAAGTTGTTGTTAAAGATCCTGTTGTTTTGCCTGAAAAAAGACCAGAGCAGATTAAGCCTGCCGAAGAAAAACCTGTCGACAGTACAGATGTAGGAATAAAAGTAAACCCTACTGCTAATCTATCTAGTCCTAGAACAAAGGCTCTTATACAACAAGACATACAAAAACAAAAAGAAGAGGAGACTGCTACATACGACAAGCTCATCTCTGGTGAAATGACCGAAGTGGGTGGCACAAAAGTTGATCTAATCACACAAAACTTAGCAAAAGAAGGTCACGTTCCCTCTATAATAAAGTTGGAAAAGTTAGCAGATTCTGCGAAATCTAAGCCTTCAGACGTAAAGATAGGTGGTGTGAGGAACGGAAAGATTCTATCTACCTTTACAGGTTTATCTGAAGATCAAGTAACAGATCTTACAGGATATGCTACTGGAAGAATGAAAGTTTTAAACGCTTTAAAAGAAATAGATCCAGTAACAAATGAACCTCGTGTCGATGATCCGATTGTGCAACAACTATTAGTTGACTATTTTAGTACTGGTAACTTTCACACAGAAATGACAAGACGATTAGCTGATGCAGGAAGAGGGGCTGCTTTATTACCTGTGTTGGCTCATATGGGATATCATTTGGTAGGTGCAGCAACTGATGCTATAGATGATCCATTTTATTTTCGCTCAAAAGTTATGGGTGAAGAAGTAGAAGATGAAACATTCTTAAATTCTTGGGAAAAAAGAACTCCGTCTATGGCTAAGTTTTTTGAACAGTACAAATCTACTATAGAAAATGTTATTCCGGGAGCAACGGCAGCTTCGGCTATGAACGAAGATATAAAAAAGATATACATTGATCTATACGGTAAAGATGCTTTTGAAGCAGAGTATACGATACAAAATCCTGCAAGAGGAAAAAGAATGGAAGTGCCTATAATAAGCGAAGAGTTAGGCAACAGACTTATGAAGGTAGGATTTGAAGAACTTCCACTCATTGAAAGAATGGCTACCATAATTGTAGAAAACGTGGGAGCAGGTAGCATAATAGGAAAAGCTCATCTCGCTGCAGGTAAAAAATATAAAAAAGATATAGACGAAATAAGAGCATCCAACCCTGAAAAATACAGAAGAATGGAAGATATTGATGTTCTTAGGTCATTTAATATTGAAAATGCTCAAACAGAATTTGCTAAATCGTGGTACAAAGCAACGGCAAACATCGGTAGAAAATTAAAAAGTAGAGGAAAGGTAGCAGCAGCTCAAGTTGATATAGACAGAAATACTGCAATAAAATCTTTAGATGATCAGATAGTTAAACTACAAGGTGATTTACGAGATGCGTCAGATGACCTCAACATAAACAGTATAAAATTACAACTTGAAAACTTGGAATCACAAAGAACAAAACTTGTTTTCCCATTCTCTCGTCAGACATTTATGGGTCAAGTTGTTAAAGATGAACTTGTGGTTGGATTAGGTCAAGCTGCAGGATATGAAATAGCTAACTTTTTTAATTTCGACACTGACGTTGGAGAAGTGTTTGGTGCGTTATCAACAGCATTAAAAATGCCACAGTTTCTAGTCAAAATGCCTTACTCCCCAATAGGAGGTCCTATTAGATTAGCAAACAATGCTATGGGAGGTTATGCAGGTAATTTAGTTAGAATCTTTGAAGATTTACCTTTTATAAAAAAGGGAACTTTTATTGATAGAAGATTTGATTTGTTGACTGATGAACTACAAAGATCATTAGACCCTAAAGAAAAAGTTGCCGTTGAACAAGTCGCAACTATAATGAAGACTTTACCACCTTTACAAAGAGAACTTGTTTACAAATCTCTTACTGAGTATCAAGGTCTTAGAAATAGAATTGTAGGAGCATTTAAAGATCCTGAAAAAAGAGAAAGAGCAAAGAACCTATTTCAACTAAGCTTTGGTCATGTCTCTGGACTAGCACCATTATTAGCACTGGAAAGAAAGGCTGCAGGTAAATTAAAAGCAACTGGTAGAAACTTAGAAGATGCTATAGACTTTCAACTACAATCCGAAAACACTGTGGCTGCAGCGACAGAAGCTATAAATCAATTAAAAGTAATGATAGCAGATGACTTTAATATAGATATTGATGACAAAGAAGTGCTTACCACTTTTACAAACAATTTTATGGATGCAGCAGAGCAGTTTTCATTACAAGTGAATGAAACAAAAATAGAATATATGTCGCAGTTACAAGCGTTGAAAAACAATATTCTAAAAAATCCAGACCAACCTCTTCCTGAAGATTTAATTACATCACTGTCAGATATGGAAATAAAACTTACAGAAGGAGCGGCCACAAACATTGAAAAACAAAGAGAGATATACCAAAACAACATACTGAAGGTATATGAGCAATTAGATAAAAGAGCAAGTAATGTACTATCACTAAAAGGCACAGAAAAATCTAAAACTCGTTTAGGTAGACTTGTTGAAGAAGTGTATGATATACATGAGGATGCAAAGTATCTGAAAGGTAAAATGATTTACGCACCAATAGATGCGACAGGTGAAGAAATAGATTTATCTCCTGTAGTATCAAATCTTTTGGGAACAAAATCCGAGTTAAGTGGTAATGAGTTAAAAACTTTCTTTAGTGCAAAAGGTGAATTTTTTAGAGGTAAATCAGGTACGTATGCAATGAAAGCATTTAACTCTATGGCACAAAGAGCTTTAAAAAGAGATATGGGGTTAGATGATGACGAAATACTTGAGTTAAAACAGTACCACTCCAATCCAAAACTATTAGGAACTGACGATGCAGATGATTATCTAGAAGATGTTAGTCCTGTATTTTTAGCTTTCCACTATATGTCAAAACCAGACTCACAACTAAAACCATTCAAAGGGCAGTTGTTTGAGGTTGAAGAAATGAGAAGACATTTTGGATCGTTGAAAAGACGTTACGAAACTAATAACGATACGTTAAGTAAAGAGTACGGTGATTTTGAAAATAGTATAGAAACTACCTTAAAGTCTGATCCACGTTATCCTGAATTGGAAAAAGCGAGATCTCAGTATAAATCAATTCACTTTGATCCTGTGAGAAAAGGCAGACTAGGAGAGAAGATAGATAACTCTAGAACTGGTCCTGCTGATGAAGAAAAAGGAATTACAGGGTACAAGTACCCTTATAAAAAAGGTCTTGAACCAGAAAACTTTCACGAAGAAATAGGTAAAAGTGTTGAAAGGATCATGGGAGGTGACGAGACTGCAAAAAGACCTTTAACAAGAGCTATGGAAGAACTGTCTTTATATTGGTCTGCAGGCGATGTCATAGGAAAGCCGGGAGTATTTGATGTAACCACTAAAGAAGGTAAAAGAAAACTACGACTTATATCAAAAATGGTTACAGCCAATATTTATGAACATTGGGGTACTGCAAAACAATCTGTGATTGATAAACTAGTCAGTCAGAAAAAACAAGGCATTGAGATAGGTATAAAAGATTATAACTTTCAACAAGCCGAAAATCTAGAGCGTTTGAAAAACTCTTTAACAGTACAAGTTAAGAACGGCCCTAACCCTAACGACATAGAAACAGTTCAACTTGTCGATTTAACCAAGATGATAAACGAAGAAAAAGACCTGATGAATCTCATGGAGTTATCGACAGAAGCGAGAACAACATACAAAGATTTAAAAGCAGAGATAGAAGACAAATCTAGTTTATTGAGAACACGAGCAGATGCTAAAGCTAAGATAAAAGAAAATGGTTCAAAAGAGTTGCAAAGAGTTGCAAATGTACGAGACTCAAAAGACTTCTTTGAAATCTACATAGCGAACGGATCTCCTAGCATGATGACTGGATTGAGAGAGTCCTATGTTCAAACAAGACTTCAAGGTGCAGGTATAGATGACCCAGAAGCAGGTGAAACTAGCAGAGCTATTTTTGAAGATGAGTTTAAAGAAGGTGTTCTGTATCACACAATAAACGGTTTGCTAGACAGGGCAGGAAAAGGTCGTAGCAGTCAAACACTGACTGGCTTTGATGGAAAGCCTTTTTATTTAGACGAGATAGCAAACGCAGGACAGTTTGCTTCAGATTTAGCAGATGAGAACATAAAAGCTATTCTGCGAAACGTGGGATTAGACAACAAACATTTACAATATTTAGAGGACATCGGCAGATACTTTGAATACGCACAAGGTGTATCCCTTGCTAGATACGACATCATAGGTGGAGTTAGAGGTATCAGCCCAAATGAATTGATAAGTCGTGCTTTTAACTTAGCAAGAGGTATGGTTAGTCCTACATATGTCGCAGGCGAAATGAGTGCTAGATTGTTAATATCGAAACAACAAGACTTAATTGCTATGGCTGCACAAAGTAAAGAAGCTTCGAGAATAATGGTAGATATGTTGTCCAATCCAGAAGCACTAACTGCAAACGATATTAAAACATTTTCAGTGTTATTAAAAGAATATTTAGCTACAGAAGTATCTAGAATGTCTTTAAAAATACCAAGCTATTTGCCTACAAATGAATTAACTGCAGCCAACATAGAAGCTCAAGAAGGATTGAGTTTTGATAAAATCTTCAGTGATCCTGATAGAAAAAAACAACCATTAGAAGAGCTATATGAAGAGGAGAAAAAATCTAATGAAAATGTACAATAACGGACAACGCCCACAAAAGATGTATGGTGGTGGTATGACAATGCCACGTAAGCCTATGATGATGGGTGGACTTGCAGAAAAAAATAGAACTACAGGTTCAGCTACACCTAAAACACAAGATGCTATGGGTATGATGACTCAACAAAAAAGATTTGATATGGGTTACAAGTACGGTGGTAAAACAGGGGGTATACCTAAAACACCAAAACAGAAAAAGTTTGCGGCCCTAGCAGAGCCAAAAGATAGAATAACTTTAGCAGACAGAATAAAGGGTGCAAAAACTTAAATATAGTTTCGTGATCCACTCATTATATCATCACCACATTTCCTAAGATAACGAAGCAGTGATGCAACCTGACTTGTGCCACTGTACATAGGCAAACCATTATTTAACTCTCGTTCGAGATCTTCAGGTTTGACTGCTTCGTAGTTCATCTCCACATTCCCCTCTTTATTTAAATAAGCTTCTAATAAAAATAACTTTGCTCTAGTTTTTGATTTCATGACAAGGACTCAACTGACTTATCTGTAAATTGTAACAGTCGGCTTTGAATGTATAGCCGTTGTTATAATCAATATCCCCTTTTCTGTATAGGGTGGCTTCTTTGTAAAAGTTATGCTTGGAGATGCCACCAAGAATCCAAGCCTTACTCATATCTGTAAGTATGCGAACAAACACATACGCATCACAATCTTGTTTAGTTCCATGCAACGCTACAGAACAATCATAGTGAGGTTGAGGTTTAGAGTTGCAACGCTTAGTCTTAACATCTATACGCATCCCATCCTTAACTAGATCATAATCGTATGTATTTATTTGCTGTGCATTAATACTATCAGCAACGACTAACTCCCCTATCGCACCTACAACGTTGCTAGTGCCACCTGTAATACTTCCCTGCAATATGCCCACAGTAGAAGCTTTTTCCCTCGCACGGTTCATATAGTCGTTATTGATCGGTATCTCTATCATCAGTTTGCACTCAAGTCCACGACTTCACAGGCATCTGCAGTACATGCTAACTCACGAGATCCACTTGTATTATC